CAACAACAGTTTCCATTCCCATGTTAAGCGCACGAATGGCAGAAGGATACAGACTGTTAATATCCACAGCCCCTACCCAAGGATGTATTCCTTTTTTAGGATACGCAACATACGCTCCTGCTGCTGCGGTGTCATCTTTATCTGATCTTGATTTACGATTAGGTACAACGAGTCCACGTTCATGCGCTTCGTTAATAATAGCCTGTTCAGTTACAGCCACAGCACCCATTGTAGTTGGGAGTAATACTGTATTAGCATGAGCAAGTTCATTAGACAAATCTAAAAACTTTAATTTAGTATCAAGTTTATGTAGGATCATTGTATCTTGTCTGTTATACTCAATAAACTTTTTAAAGTTTTGATTGTACAGTTGATCCAATGTTCCTTCGTATTGTGTTTTATGCTCGCCTAACTCATATTCAGCAATAGCATCTAAACTATAACTGTGTCTTTCTTCGTATGTATATTTGCGATATAATTGCATATAATCCATATGAATACGGCCCACTAAGTCATATGTAGTGCTGGTAGCACCGTAACGTTCAAAGTCACGTGCTTTTGGATGTTGTCCCCATAGACAAAATCTACGTGTATCGTCTTTACTTAACACACGAGTAATACGATTTACAGTATAAGGTATATCATAACCCTCGCTGTTCCACCCTGACAACACATCAGCATCTTCAATCAAGTCTAAGAATGTTTTAAACATTTCTTCTTCATTGCTAAACACAATGGTATTTTCAAAGTCAGCAGCAATATCTATTGCTGTTTCCATGCTCATATGTTTAGGGGGAATTACCAATGTAACTAACTGTTCCATCCATTGCAGATAAACAGATATAGCTGTAACAGGATTAAATGGATCTGATGTAGGAGAGAATCCTTTTTCTTCGTGGAAGTCTACTTCAATATCGAAAAACGCCGCATGTAATGTTGGCGCATCTTTACCTTTATAGTTTTCTTCTAGACAACGAAATATAGGATTAATATCAGATTCATATAGTTGCCGGCCTTGATGCATAGCAACTTCCTTACGAAACTCTTTTGAGTTGCGTGTTGAGAAACGGGCCACAGGAGTTCCATAGATTGATTGGAACTTACCTCTGGGATCGTCATAATAGTAAATGTAATTGGCAGGATATTCTTTATAAACTCTTTTGCCATCAACTCGTTCTACTACATGGATACGATCTGAATCCCGTGAATATAATGCGTCTACGTAACTCATATACTTTTCCTGCGTGGCTTATGGTCCACATACCATTCTTCATGTTCGTAAGTGAACGACTCTTAATGCCACACTCTATATTAGAGTGTTTTTCCAACTTGTGTTAAAATAGTTTCTAACAAACTGTGGTCCTGCTGTTCTTTACCAAACTCAGCTTTATGTGCTAAACGAATTGCTTTTTTAAGAATACCTGGTTTGATTTCTAATTCTTCTGCTACTGCTTTCACAGTATCGTTTAATCCGCCGGTAAGTGTTTCGATTTCCATCATAACGCTCATACCTTCGTTAATCATTTGTTCGAGTTTTTTAGTTTGCTCGCCTGAAAAAGTTCTATCTGACATTTAAGTCTCCTTTAGTGTTACATTATAAAATAATATTTGGTATAATCCAAATGGTTTGGCTATTGTTAATCGAAATTAAACAAGTTACTGCGCGGATCGCCTGACTCATCCGGCAATAAATTACTTCCTCGAGTTCTATAATATGTTTCATTATAGCTGTGTAATACTTCTACTATTTCCACTGCCGGTATCTTAAGCATCTTGTAAATTTCATCAGTACAAAACGTACTTTGTGCCTGTGTAAAATCACTATGCTTAATCAAGCCCTTAGCTTCTAATTCTTTATAAAAGTTATTTTTTGGAACTGTTGCAATTTTTTCACGTTCAGCCAATTGGCATAATAGTTTGCGTATATCGTCATTACGTTTGATTAATTGTTGTTGTATAGGTTCAACTACTCCAGTCCCATATACTTCTTTAAGTACATCTGCAACTTCACTTTCATCTACAATAATAGCGTAGTCTTTGTGTGCATGACTCCAATCATTCTTTTTAAGTAAAATAGTTGGGCAAGTATGCGCTGTTTCCAATGCACCTAACCCAAATGTTTCACTTACAGCAGGATGATATGCTGCACCTAAACTTTGAATAATTCTTGTTTTTTCAAGTCCAGTAACGCCAATGTGTATTTTGTATTCAATACCTTCTTTCTTAAATCTTTCCTCAAATTTCTTGGCGCTTGCACTAGATGGTACTAATACTACACCTGGTAATCCTGATGCTTTTAATGCGTTGATGTATGCTTCGGGATTCTTGCGTGGTTCCCATGGCCCAACAAATCCAACACCCCAACGTTCTGTGGGTAGTGTAGTGAAATCAAGTAATTCTTGTTCAGGGACCAATGGAGGTACTATCAAACATTCTTTTGTTTTGTTAGTGTATTGTGCTTGAGATTTTGATTGCACCCATTCACTTTGACAAGCTAGTAAGACGTCTGGTAAATTACATAATGCTCTGTAATGATCAGTTACTCCAGGAGAAAATATATCATGTAATACTTTAACTCCGGCTTCTGATTCGTGATGTGTGGCATGTAAAACGGTACAATATTTGTGTACACCAATGCCAGTCACAGCATCTAATGCTTCGCCAACGTTGGTAATAATCATGTCGTAAGTATGCTTACTTAATGCCTTTACCAGTGCGTTTCGGAAGTTTAGTGATAATGCAGTATCAAATGGTTTTGAAAATGAACTTAGCTCTTTGTAAATTCGATCTTCGACAAAGTTATCTGGTTGTATCCATTGTACTTTGCCTATATACGTATTAAATAACCCGTTGTCTCTAACGGCATCATCTGATATAACGTCAATGTGGTACCCTGCATTTAAAGCCCAATCAATGATGCTTTTGGCATAGGCACCAACCCCACGGTATACAAAGTTGTTTCGAGCAACCAGTACACCAATTCTTTTAGTCTGTTTTAGTGTCATGTACTATTATATTATATTGCTGACTGTAATGCGAGTGTTATGGCAATATTAAGTAGGCGCGTAAGGATTACGTTTATAATCGCTATCGTCGCCTTCTTCTTGTTCGGGATATACTGGATACATTTTAATGCGCTTCCCAATTGTAATCAACGTCTACTACCACTTGATTTTTGTCAGCGTAATATTTAGTTACATCAAATTTTTCATCTTTAATTTTAATACGTTTACTAGTACCATCATCAAAATAAACTGTCCAAATATAATATTGTCCGGGTTTTAAATCTGATTTATCTTCATTTAATAAACTATTATATACACGTTTGGCATCTTCGTATACCGCAGGATTACCAATTACATTATATCCAGCAGTCATAGCCCAAGTTAAAAAGTTAGGGGCTTCGCCTAAATCAAATTTACCTTTGTGTTTGATATCGCGGAATTTACCTTTACTAACCGCTAGTGCTTTATTTTTATGAGCACCAGTGCCTGGGCCTGCTGTTTGAGCACCTTTTGCCACTAAATTTCTTGCTTGTGCGCTTACTAGATTATTACGATTAGGCATGCCTTTGAAAGGATCTGCTGCTTTCATTTTCAAATCTTCAGGTTTCTTTAATTTAGTTAATGGATCGGAACGTACAGTCATATTGCCAGCAATACCTTCTTCCATAGAACCAAATCCTTGTCCCGGGCGTGGAGCACCTTTCTGTGTACCTTTGTAGTATCCGCCAAACTTAGCACCAGATGGATTGTGTGATGCGGAGTTCATACTTTCTTCTTTTGTAAGTTGCTTTGTCATTTGATCAAATGCACCTGCACCACCTGTTGTTGGCTGTTTAGCCGGAGCTGCAACTGCTTGTGATTTTTTTGTACGTGTACGTTTCGGTGCTGTTGCTGGCACTGCTGGCGCTGCTTTCGATGCCCCACCTAATTGATTTACCATTTGTCCAAATGCACCTGCCCCACCTGTTGTTTGAGCTGGAGCTGGTTGTGCTGGTTGTGCTGGAGCTGGAGCTGGTTGTGCTGGAGCTGGAGCTGGTTGTGCTGGAGCTGGTTGAGCTGGAGCTGGTTGTGCTGGTTGTGCTGGTTGTGCTGGTTGTGCTGGTTGTGCTGGTTGTGCTGGAGCCGGAATA